TTTTTGCCATAATATAATATATAATAAAATTAATAAAAAGAAAGGGTCGAGGCCGAAGCCTCGATCCTTAATATAATAAATGCTTACTTCATTAACATAAAGTTGTTAGCACCTTGAGTAATCAAACATCTTTCAGATAAGAAATGCATTTGCATCGCATCTAAAGCAGACGTAGCAGCTCCAACTGAACCAGTAGTCCAAGTCTTCATTCTTCTATTGTCAGTTTGAGAAGCTCTGTAACGAACGTGTAAGAAAGGACGTTTCATGTTCTTACCTAACATTTCATCATAAACTGAAGAAACACCAGCTGGAACAATAACCCCTCTAATAGCAGCACTAGTAGCAGCAGCATTAATACCACCTCTTGTAGCTTTGTCATTTAAGTATCTCATATCTGATTTGTAGAAATCATAAGAACCTCTACGGAATCCAGAGAAACCTAAGTTTAATGCCATATCTTCTGAGTTGTCAAACACCCCGTAAGAAGTACCACCAGCTCCATAAGAATTCATAGAAGCTAACATATCGTCCATCGCTAAACTAGTAGCTCTGTTTACGAACATCATGTTTTCTTCAATAGCACCTTGATTGTCAAACTCAGCTAAGATAGCATCGAACTCAGCTAAATCAGTAGCAGCGTTAACACCAGTAACACCAGAAGTAACATTACCTCTATCAGTAATAGCGTCAAATAAACCTTGTGTACCAACACCTGAATCAGCACTAGCACCTAAAGTAGTATCAACAACAGTTGAATTCGAACCTACAACGCTTTCAAGCATTGCCATCTCTAAGTAATCAGTAAATCTAGCTCTTGTATCAGCCTCAGCCTTTAAGTACCATAAGTAGCCACCAGTACCTTCTTCAGTTGAAATTTCAACCCAACCAATTCTAGAAGCATCAGATCCAGAGATCTCATAGTAGTCTTTTAAAATAATTGGTTTATTAGAAAAAGATTTGAAACTTGGCTCGTTAGCTGGAGTACGTGAATCAGCAGCAGAACCATTACCATCAAGGTAAGAAGTTCCTTTTGCGTATTCAGAACCAACAACTAATAAAGTTGAAGCCCCAGTTCCTGTAGCGTGACCAGTTAAATCAGCTTTGTCATACGGTTCAACTTGTATAACAGCTGTATCAGCGTCAACAACTAAACATTGTGTAACGATACCAGCACTTGCAATAAGTACAATATCATTAGTTCTAACACCGTGACTAGCCACTGTATATCCATCACCTGCTACGTTTCCATCAATATCACTAGTTACAGTAAACGTACCATTTGTAGAACCAGCTGTAATAACCGTACCTTTAACTGAAACGTGTAATCTTGATTGTTCAGACCATACGACTTGATCAGAAGTCATAGCCTCTTCAGCTCCTACTTGTGATAAGAAACCTGAAATTGTTCTTTTTCCGAACACCTCAGCTTCTTTCTCCATAAGATCTGGTAAATATTGTTGAGCCCACGTGTTATCCGTGGTACCCGTAAAATCTAAATAATTTGTAGATAATGTTTGCTTCTGTGAAGAAGGAACACTATTCAAATTAGTTCCTGCAGTAATTGCCATTTTTTATAATTTTAAATTGTTATTTTCTATTTTTAATTTTAAACTTAAAATCAGAAGAATCTTCACCTAATACTCTTACTTTTATACCACCTGCTTCAATTTGCCCATGACTTTGTCTTGGGTTCATATCAACATTTTTGGCTTTAGCAACGCTATTTTTCATAGCGTCAGCTTTTCCTTGTTCGTAAAAGTGTTTTGCAACAGCATCAGCGTTCATTGCTGTATACAGAGATTTATGATAACCCTTAGCATCTGTTAAAGCATTTTTTTTATCCAAAAACTTTTTGGTAAAATTGCTTATATCGCTCTGAGTATTTTTAACCTCTTCAGCATTGTTTACGTTAAATCTATATTTTTTATCACCGACGTTATATTCAAAACCTTTGAACTTGTCATTAAAAACTTGATTAGTTTTTTGTGTAAAAATATCAGAGTTTGTTTTAACTGCTTTTTTAGTTGCTTCTGACTCCTTGTTATATCTATTAAAGAAATCAATTGCTTTCTGTTGCTCACTCGTGAGCTTTGATCCAGCTTTGATATCTTCATAGTATTTGGACTTTTGCCCGTCCAAGTGGGCTTTAGCGTTGGCAACTTGCTCTTTTAACGCTAGTTTTTTTCTTCGTATATCTCTTTCTTCATCTTCTTCTTCGTCGTAAGAGAACGAGTCTTCCATAAGGAAGTTAATTTCTTCGCTATTTAAATGAGGTTTTGTTTGTTTGTAATATTCATGTAATAAATCTTGATCATCTAATTTGCTATAATCTTTATTAAGTTTAACATAATCATTTAAATCCCCTCCAGTATCTTCCATAAAGTTCATCAACTTTTGGATATTTTCTGGTATTGGCTTTCCAGTTGTTTCAGCTTCTGCTACAGCTTCTTCTATTTGCTCTTGAGCTTCAGCGATTTCTTCTTCGCTGGAATCTTCAGTTATTTCTTCTAATACTGGAGTTTCTTGTGTTTCTGCTTCCGGTTGTACTTCTTCTTGTTTCTGTGTGGGCTCGGCATCTTTAGACTCTGCAACCACTCCGCTGTCGTCAACGTTATCTTCTTTAGTTTCATTTTTTTCTTCTTTTGGTTTTGGTGGTTTGCTTAAATCTACTTTTAAGACGCTATCATCGTCAGCAGAATTAAACTTACTTTCATCAACTTTTACCACGTTTTCATCACCTGGATCTTGTTGGTTTTGCGTTGTAGTATCTTCAACTACTTCTTCTAATTTTTTTTCCATAATATAATATAATAATAATTAATAATTTTAACTAGGGTCAAACGCACCTAAATCAAATCCTCCGCCTAGTATATCATTACCTGCGGACTCAAAGTTTTTAGGTGGTTTTCCACTATTTCTTTGGTCAATCATTTCTGATTGCTGTGTAGCTTGTATTTTTGTTCTTTCGTCTTTACGATCTTCTTTTTGTCTTTCTCTTTCTTTCATACCATCAACTTCAATCTGCTTTAGTTGCATGTTATATTGAAATTCTAACTCCATTAGTTCTTTTTTCAATTGAACTTCTTGTTGCATTTTTTGAGCGTTCATTTGGGCTTCTACTTGCATTAGTTGAGCCTTACCGGTATTTAGTGCTTGATTTTTTTGAACCTCAGCTTGAGCGGCTGCTTGTGCTGACTGTTGATTTAATTGCGCTTGTTGCTGCATGTTCTGCTGTTGAATAGCTTGGTCTTTATCTAGCTTTTTCTTTCTACGTATTTTTAAAAGTTGATTTGCTAGTTTAATATTTTTTATTTCTCTAATATCAATAGCATCGGCAAGTTCTATTATTTGTTGCTGTAAAGCCATTTGAATATTATTCTCAAGCATTGATTTTTCTTCTTCATCTGGTTGCAATTCTATAAATATACCAAAATCATACAGGTGTAATTGTTTTAATTCTTCTAATATAGCCGCGTTATGAACTCCAATAGCTTGTATAAAAGCGTCTTTAGTAGGAGAATACTCTATAATATCTGATATTCTAAGAGATAAACACTCAGCTATTTCGGCTGTTAAAAATAATCCAGACTGTAATATATGCCTTGTTGCTGTATTAGAATTAGCTGCTGCTAATTTCTGCACCCCAACTAATGCGTTTTTATCTGGCAAACTACCATCTCTCGCTTCGTTAAGTCCAGTCACATCTCTTATCATTTGCAAGTAGTAATTATAATTACCAATAAGAGCTTGCATCTTGTTACCACCTGATCCCGATGTTATTTCTTGAATTGGTACTTTACCAGGATTCATATCACCGTCTTGGGTAAATGATCTTCCGATAACGCTACCAGTTTGGAAAAACATGTTTAAAGCCTCTTGTGGGTTATAATTAGTTCCATTACCAAGATCAACCTCAGCTAATCCATCAGCGTCTAAATAAACACCATCTGGAACCATTCTAGACATTACTTGTTGAAGTTTTAAATGTGTAAGTTGAATCATATCTGCAAAACCTGTTATACGTTTTACTAGCGAATCAATTTTACCATTGTACATTCTAGGGGCAACAATAGCGTAATTCATTTTAACTTTAGTAAAATTACTTTTAGGTCGCATCATATTTTTGGCCATCTCCCATTTAAGTAATTTATTTGTACCGAGTATCATAGCCCCGTCATATAAACACTCTATAGATCTTAATAATTTAGAATATCCACCTTCTTTATTTTGAGGAGGGTTAAATTTGTCATCTTTTGGTATAATTTTATCAGCTCCAGTTCCAGTCTCTTTTATTTTATAAACCTCATTCATATATGTTTTATAATTAAAATACAAAACCTGAACAGTATTAGTATCTTCTTCATTATAGATGTGTGCGGAATTATAGTTGGATCTATTATTAGACTTATTCTTCATTATATCCTCAAGATCGCTTTGAGTTAGATGAGGAAATTGTTTCGCTAGTTCATTTACTGGAATAGTTTTAACTTCACCAACGTAATATATGTCATCAAAATATGGAGATTTAGTATAAGAATAAACTAAATTAGCAGGATCAACATAATCTACTATAGCGCCTTCTGAAGTATTGAAAGAGGTTTTAACAGCACCAATACCAAGAACAGTAAGATCATAATAAAATTGTTTTTTAATTAATTCATATCTACTTCCTTCTAATAAAGTATTTATAGCTTGTTCTTCTGCCAGCTCTGCTGATTGCTTGTAGCTTAACTGCATGTGAAGCTCTAACTCTTCGTTGGTCTCTGGAAGTTCTTCTATTTGACTATTTCTAACGTTTAATTTTAACTCTTCTTGAACTGCCGCATTAAAGTCTTTTAGTCTCATATCTTTTAATATAGACTCCATATATTCTGTTCTTTTAGAAACTCCAAACGGATCTTGAGAATGTGCTTTGATTTCATAAGTTCTTTCAGCAATACCATTTACCACGATATCGACAAATTTAGAAACAATTGGAACAGGCTTCCAGTCTAAATTTAAATAGGACAAATCACCGTTTATAGATAACTCATCCTTATATTTTTGTATAGATTGTTCGCCTCTAGCGTATAATCTTAAATTATGAAAATTACTTTGATTAGATTTATACTTGTTAATACTTTTATCATCATTGAACCACTCTGTTTCAATTGCTTTACCTACTTTCAAACCATAATCATAGCTAAGCTTTTCAGCGTCGCTTACTGTTTGACTTGGGAAATAACTTTTAATGCCAGACTCTGCCATATTTATTATTTGATTATTTGTGAATTAGTCCCAGTATTACTATACTTGGAAACGCTTATGTTTAATTTAGGTTTTTCAACCTTAGCATTTGGCGCGTATAAATGTCTATTGTTTGCCATAATGGCCAAACCAGAACTTATAGACGCATCATACTTTGTTCTTTTATTTATATCGAATTTACTCCAATCATTTAGTAAAGCATTGAAGTACAAATCTCCGAATGTTCCATCTTGCTTCATGCCGACATGATCCTGTATATACATCTCAATAGCAGCGGCGTGAGCTTGTTTTATGTCTTCAGAAGAGTTTGGTATACCACCCACTTCTTTTTCTGCTACAGATAGTTTATTCCATATTTTGTCAGGACGATTCATACTAAAACCTCTATATCCTCTCCTTCTTAAATAGTACAATAATCTAGGTTTGTTATTCTCTGCAAGTATAGGCATTCCATAAAATACTAATGCCATTAAAACATCTTCAAAGAATATTTCTGCCGTAGGTGGTCTTGATAAGTATTCTAAAAAGAAGCTGTTCGCAGGAGCGTCCTCCATACTAAACCTGGTTAAGCCGTGTAATGCTCCTTTAGAACCT